CCAGTATGTCCTAAACTCTAAGAACTCATCAACTGGATAATCATCACCAAGTTTCATGCCAGCAATCTTAGCTAATGTTTCAAAGCTATCAGAAGGTGTCCAATCACCATACATTGAAAACTTTTGACTTGAATAAGTAAACTCGGTGGGTGGTGGTGGGTTTGCTATCTTTAACTCAATGACTCTACCACCTCCACCAACTGGTTCTTGGTTAATGGTTATTGGTTCTTGGTTATTGGTTAGGGGCGCACTTGGGTTATTTTCGGTTGCCATGTGGTTATTATCTAAAACCACTTGGGTTTTATTTGACGTATCTATTGGCTTACGAGGTCTGCCACCTAGCTGACCATTGACTCTATTCTTAGCAAACTGAACTCTATAATGCTCTAGTTCTTTCTCAATACGGCTGTGAAAGTAACCAGAATCAGTTAAAACAAAGAAATCAGACAACACATTAGTTAGAAAATGTAACTCATCAGAACCCAAACGTAACCTACGCATAACCACTTGGGTTTCTTTGGGTATTGGCTTTTCATCTAAGTAATACCAATCGATTAACTGTCTGTATATGCCATGTTCTAATATAGATAGATGCGCTGTGTCTGCACGATAATCACCTATATTAAATTGATAGTAGTGCATTTCAATATCCTTTCAGTAGCGGGCTGGATTGACTGCCCAGCAAGTAAAAACCACGCAGGAACGCAAACGGATAGTTACCGACTCCGCTAGTGAAAAAATACTGAAAATTGAATGTCATTTGATACGTTCCTTTTTTGGTATCGGGTGTCAATGCCGATAAGTGATACTAAGTTAAATACTTTTAATTGTAAAGTAATGATTTATTTCTTCCTTAGCTTCATCAAATCCATAACAAACCGAAGTTTTATAACCCATAGCAGTTGCCACAGTCATAAACTCTTTCTGGCTGCTGGACACTTTACCGCCCTTAACCTTCATCTCAATGAATAAGCCATGATACTCGGCTGCAGGGATCATTAAGAATAAGTCAGGAACTCCAGCCATGCCACCCTCTGCCTTTAACTTAACAGCCGTTCCTATATGTCGGACACCACCGTTAGGGATCGCCCACAAGCATTTAGCAAACTTTGGGTACTGGTAGCGAAACCAAATAACGGTTGCGACCTGTTCTGCGTGTTCGTTCATTTTTCTAATCTTTCTTTAAGTTGGTTGAAAGCGGTTGTTGCGCAGAGTGGGACTTGTCCGTTACCAATGGCTTTAAGTCTGTCCATCCCATAGGCCACCCCATCAGCCACTCTACCCACGTTGGGTTCAGCTTGCCACCAGCTTGAACTGCTAAAGTTTCCGAGTTGCGATTTAATTCTGATGGACTCTTTCCATTGTCCTTCCACATTCTCGCTGTTGGTGTTGCATAACTGTCCCTCACTGCCTGGTTGATTGTGTATTGAGCTGGTTGACCGCTTTTCCGTATTGGTTGCCAATCTGGTTGCGTTCCTCTCATCCCCATGTTTGCATCTGGAGTCGGCCACATCTGAACTGGTTGCTGTGCTGGAAACATTCTTTGACCTACTACTGTTTCTAGGTTTGGGTTTCTCTTGTCGTTCCAAGCTGATTCTTGCGTTATTGTTGATGCCATTGCAGAGCAACTCCTTGGAGTCGGCCATTGTTCCATCCTCTTTTTCAATGCTTTCCTGCTGTTGCTGCCCCCATCCAAACCCGTTGTGTTGGGTGTGTGAAAGAATGTTTCGTTGTTTGGCAACGATCCAGATTCTTTCTCGCCTGTGTGGTGCGCCAACATCGGCTGCAGATAACACGCCCCATTCCGCATCGAACCCCATCTTGGCCAAGTCTGCAAGGACAACTCCAAGTCCTCTAGTAGTGAGCATTGGGCTGTTTTCCACAAATGCGTAAGTGGGTCGTACCTCGCTAATAATTCTTGCCATCTCTTTCCACATTCCACTTCTTGCACCTTCAATACCTGCGCCTTTACCTGCTGCGCTGATATCTTGGCATGGAAAGCCCCCAGATACGACATCAACAATTCCTGCCCACGGTTTTCCGTTAAAAGTTGTGATGTCAGACCAAATTGGGAAAGGCTCGAGAATTCCATCGTTTTGTCGTTGCGCCAGAATTTGGCTTGCGTAGGCATCACGTTCAACTGCGCAGACAGTTCGCCATCCAAGCCCCCCCCCCCCCCCGAGTATTCCGCCACCAGCACCTGCGAAAAGAGCCAACTCATTCATTGCTCGCCTTAAAGAACACATACAATGATTCAATCAAAGCATAACTGCTATCACCGCCACTAGCTATCTTGTCCAGGCGATAACGGTTAATGCCAATCTCTGCTGCCACAGCCTTGATGTTTATCTTAGGGTCGTTCAGCTTGCGTCTTACATATTCTAATTGTGTTTCCATATTGCTCTCCTAAAACCGCATTATAATTTAAATTAAAAATAAATGTAATATATTTATAAAATAGGTTGCATTTTAGTTTTACATCATTTATAGTTCTTTCACGTACCAAGCAGGTGCGATTTACTGGAGCTACAAAATGACAACAGCAACAACTTCAACACAAACTCAAGAACAAATTGAATGGGATATGCAATGCTACGGCTGCACATCACAGTCTTTACGCAAATCCTTAGACAATGACATCTCAGCAAAAATGACTGGCAATTACTTAATGGTTGTTGCAAGCATGATGTCTGATGCACAACAAGAGATTGAGTTTGGTATGGATGAGTCAGCAAGACAAACGCTTAATCGTGCCAAGTTTGTTTTATTCAACTATGTAATGAATGACAACGAATAATTAACGGGGCGCAAGCCCCTACAAAGGACACTATTATGAAATACGTTAGAGCAGAATTTGATGATGATTTTTCTGAAACCATACCTTGCAACATTCCCGATCTAGTTGAGCAGTTCTTAATCAACTCACCAAACTTATCAGACTACGTTGAGGAACTAGACATCATCACCGACCAGGTGCTGGTGATTCTTTACGATGCTAATGACGATAAACTGGGTCGTATTCGTGACCTTTACAATAAACGCATAAGCGAAATAGCATACTTTGTTGATGAAAACTACGACACCAACAAACACGCAGCTTGGCTTTTAGAACTAGCGATGGAGTAAATGATGACTGACTATAAAAACCACAAACCTAAAACCAATTGGACACCATTAATAGAAGGTGTTTGCTTTGCCCTTAGCATGGCTATGCTGGCTTTTATTTACTTACTGATAGGAGCTTAATCATGGCTAATGATGCTTACATTGATGATGACAGTTATCAACAACAGCAAGACCAAGAGCATGAGTTATGGGTTTATGAGCAGGAAGTAAAAGAACACAAAGCCGATCTGCAAAAACAGTTTAGCGAGTATTTATACAGCAACTACTTAATATGCAATGGCACTAGCTTAATTGAAATACTTGAATCTGGTGACGCACTAGCAGACTTCCTAGACCTTAACGGTTTACCTGCTGACACCGAAATTAATCTTTAGGAGAATGAAAATGTCAAAAACAGGATTTGTTGAGATACATGGTAAAGCTTATGAAACGGTTGCTAGTCGTGTTGCACGATTCAGAGAGTTTTACCCAGAGTACACCATCCAAACTAAGATAATTAAGATTGACGCAGATGAATGCATTGTTGAAGCTGGCATACTAAACGAGGACAGCCGCCTGATCGCTAACGGTCACGCACAAGAGTTTAGAGCCAATAGTCAAATCAACCGCACCAGCTACGTTGAAAACTGCGAAACATCAGCAATAGGCAGAGCCTTGGCAGCGTTCGGTATTGGTGGCACAGAGTTTGCCTCGGCAAATGAAGTGGTTAATGCAATACACCAACAAAAGCAGCCAGAGCAAAAACAACCAACAATTAATATACAAGCATTGATTAAACAAATCACCGACACCAAGTCACTTGATGATTTATTAAAAGCCTTTAAAGACGTTTATCCTAAAGTGCAAAACGATGCTGCAGCCACCAAGCAAATCATGGCTGCCAAAGATGAAATGAAATCATTATTTGAAGGTGAATCAAAATGAATGAGCAACGCACAGCCGAATGGTTTGCTGATCGCATAGGCAAAGTAACCGCCAGCAAAGTAGCCGATGTATTAGCTACAGTCAAAACAGGGGAGTCTGCTAGTCGTGCTAATTATCGCTGGCAACTCGTTTGTGAGCGTCTAACGGGTTTAAAAGAGGAAACCTATACCAATACATCAATGGACACAGGAACAGAGCGTGAGCCCCTAGCACGTGCCGCCTATGAGCATTTAAACGATGTATTTGTAACGGAAGTAGGCTTTATCCAACATCCAAGCATTGAAATGGCAGGTGCAAGCCCAGATGGTCTTGTTGGCAACTACGGCTTGATCGAGATTAAATGTCCTGGGCAAACAGCACATGGTCAGACTTTGCTTACTAAGAAAGCCCCTACAAAGTATATCCCCCAGATGCAAATGCAAATGGCTTGTACCGGTGCTAGGTGGTGCGACTTTGTAAGCTACAACCCAACATTCCCAGACAACCTACAGCTTATCGTTATACGTGTAGAACGTGATGCAGAGTTCATAGCCAACATGGAAACAGAAATTATTAATTTTTTAGCAGAAGTAACTGAAACAGTTGACCAATTAAAAAGGAGCTAATCATGTCACAAAAAGCAAAAATACTTGAATGTCTAAGCAGGGGATGGAAGTCCCCAATCGATGCACTACATGAAGCTGGCACGATGAAGCTGGCCACTAGGGTTGGTGAACTGCGCCACCAGGGTTATAAGATTAATGACATCTGGCATGAGTCTGGCAAATACAAACTTTATAAACTAGAGCAGTTAGTATGATGAACTTCATCAGCGATTTTATTGATGAGTATGGTCATGCCTTGATGTTTAAAAGCGTTTATGGGTTAAAGGTTGAGCCAGACCCTAATCGTGAGAAACGAGTTCAAGCTGTGATTGCATTGATGGGTGATAAGTATTTGCTGGCAAAGCCAGTACAGAGGAAACAAAATGACAGAATTAAATAATAAAATAGGCACGTTACTATGTGAGCTGCGTGAAACACAGAACACAGTAAAAGAAGTCAGAGCTGATTTAGTACGAGCAGCCTTTGAAGCTGGGCTAGACCAAAACACAGCATTAAAGATAAACGTAGCAGATTGGCTTGATGGGTATTTGGTGGCACAAGGGATCGTGCCTGACTATCGTAAGATTGAAGCAGCAGAATTTAACAATTACTAGGAGTTATAAAATGGCACAATATGAGCAACGTGATAACAGTGGCGCACTATTTAGGAATGAAAAAAAGACTGAAGCCAAGCACCCAGACTATCAAGGTGACTGCTTAGTCAATGGAGTTAAGATGCGTATGTCAGCATGGCTTAAAGAGTCAAACGGTAAAAAGTTTATGAGCCTAGCGTTCAGTGAGCCGTTTGTCCCACAAGGTCAGCCAGTTAAAAAAGCTGATCCAATGGATGATTTGGAATCGGATTTTCCGTTCTAATCATGGCTACTAAAAACCCAATTACTGGTGACTTTATTAAAAGCAAATACAGCGACAGCTATGCTGATAAGTTTGATGCTATCTTTCGTAAGCCTAAAGACAAGCCAAAAGTTAATTGGGTTGATGCTTTTTCTGATAAAGAATTAGAGGAGTTAAAAGATGATGAAACGTAATCTAATAGCATTAACCCTACTGTTTTGCACCACCGCTAATGCTGAAGCTATTATGTGGTGTTTAAACGAAAATGGGAATAAGATAGTTTTAACTGATGAATTTTGCGCCAACAAAAAATCAATGATTGCCTATGTTTTAAGCAATAATTCTGAAACGATAATGGGCTGCTGGACAAATGATTCACTAGCAGTTCATGTACTATGGTCTGGTCAACACTTTAGGTCTTATGACTATAATGGCTGGACAATAGTTAAAAAAGACTCAACGATGTGAGGTGTATTATGACTTGCGACAAACAGTGCAACCAGGGCCGTGACTGTGACTGCGACAGAAGTGGTGATCGAGCAGCAGTGGTAATTAGTGGATTAATACTAATAGCTGTCCTGGCTATGGGTTTTGGTATTTATAAGCTGGTTAAACCCAACATAGGTTCACCATGCAGCGTTGAAGTTAAGTTTAAAGACAGCACTGCCACTTACATAGGTCGCAGCGTATGAATGAAGTCTGGCAACTTACAGAACACATCCGCTTTCTGACAGAAGGCATGAAATCAGACCATGATATTATTATTGATTTAAAAACTGAATTAAAACTAGCGAGAGAACTTATGACTGAAGCACAACTAAAAGAACTAAGAGAATTATTATTAAAAGCCCAACGCAAGACCTCATAGACGATTGCCGTATGGTCGGCATTGTATTTCCAGAGATACTAGAGCCTGTGGATCATGAGTTGCTTAATGCTTTTAAGCTGCTTATTTATTTGCAGAACTCTCGTACCAATCAATCAAAGCATTTAACTGGTCACGTATCTGCTTTGCTTGCTCAAAATTCTCTATGACGTTGGTGAGGACTTCTGTATCTGTAACGGTATTGGTGCTGGTGGTCGTTTGAGTAGTTCCTGCGGTGGCTGTGGGCAAACCTGTAAGAGCTGCGTTCCACAACTGCAAAGCATCATTGTCAGCAAAACAAATCCTGTTATCCGTAACATTTTTAACTTCACCTTTCAAAGCTCGATAAACAACAACCTGCTCAATCTGCTTATTTTGAAACTTAAGCACAGCTTCTCTAGCATAATCATCATAGGCTTGTTGCAGTTCGATAGTTGCTTGTAATGACTTCTTTAGTGCTGCATCATGCCGCCAACCATTGACAGTCCACCCTGCTATAAAAGAAACCAGCACACCGCCAGCAATCAACGCATACTTTAAATTAAACGGTATCACTTAGACACACCAGTGGTAGTTAAGAACCGCAAGACCACATTAACCCCAGCAGCAAGCCCGATTAATGCTAGGAATACCCTTGGGTCAAAGTAACCTTGAACTAGCGTTAGAGATGCCTCTACTGCTGCGCCAACGGCAACTGCTACGTTAAACCATAAGGTCTTGGACTTATACCACTTTTTCATGTGATGCCTTTGGTGTAGTTTGTTTTGCCCTTGCCAAAGTGTGCGGTTAAAACATCACGCCTGTTTCTTGGATCAATGCTTAAATGAACCCAAGTGCCTTCATAGATAATCTGGTCAAACTTGATGGGTGACTCAGCTATCTTGTTGGCTACTTCTTTAGGTGTACCAAACTTAGGACACGTGAAATCAACGGCATAACCCAGTACGTGCGCAGATAGATCACCGCTTCCAATAGCACGATTAAGAGCAAGGCAACGATAACCGCTAGATATGCGGATAGAATTATTGCCCAGTAAACTACGAACCTGCTCCAGCGTTGCAGCCAGCATACGCAGTCTTTCAGTAACGACTGCTGGTGGCGTGTTGTCGATGCCTTTGCGTGTCGCTGTCTCTGATGCGGTAAATTCATTTAGATTAAAATGCTCTGAAAGCATCATCTACGCTTTTCCATAAGGTCAAACAATTTGCCAATCATGTCTTTTAACTCTTTAATGTCCTGACGATAATCGTCTTTAGATACGTAATCTTTAGGCAATTCCTCACGCAGTTTAGCTAAGTCAGCTTTAAGTTCTTGTGATGCAGTCCATAACATACGCAGCACCCAACCAAAGACTGAGCCTACTGTCATTATGACAAGGTTTAATACTCCCTGATCCATGACATTAGATACCTTGACCTGGCAAGATAAAAACTGTTGTCGCTGCTGCTGCTAAACCACTAAAAAATGTACCTGCACCAAAGCGTAATACTTCAACTGTGCCTGGCACTAATACAATCGCTGCTGATGGTACTCCTGCTGCCGGTGCTACTGCGTTAGCTTCAGCAATTGCGGCTGTTGGGCCAGTACCTAGATATACTGTGTTTAAGCCATTATTGATTACACGATATTGACCAACATTCTGACCATCAAACTTAGCGTAAACAGGTGCTTGTAAGCCTGTTGATGCTACGGCTGCTGCTGGAACAAACAGTGTATCGCCTAGTGGCGTAAATGCTATTTGACTATTACTTGCCATAATACTTCTCCTAAAATTAAACCTAACACACAACCTAAAACCGTTGCTACCCAATCCCAGACATCAGCAGTATGGTTTGGGTGGTTATAATCATACACTTCTTTGGCAAGTGCTATCAATGCGACAACAAACAAAGCCCAGCAGCCAATAAAAATATAACTTACAAAGCCTAATATCGAGCCAGTCCAGAAGTGCGCTTGCTTATCCAATGGCACCGCAATACGTGGGCTAGACAGCTTGGCGAACAGTGAGAATAGTTTTTCCATTATCTAAGCCCCTGTTTGCATACATATAGCAACGGTGGTACTTACTTTCACAATCTCAAGTTTTTTAACGCTAGCAGCAAAAGCACCAAATGTACCTGTGTCGCCAGATAATGTAATTCCACTTGGCGGAGTTAAAGTAAATCCTGCAGTGTTATCTAATTTATATATTTGCGCTCTAAACCCTACAGGGGCATAAGCTAAAAATGCTAACGTCATAGATCTTGTTGATCCTGATGAGTTAGTAACTTGATATGTTTTTACACCTACGCCTGATAATGATCCGCTTATAGCAAAATCTTGTATAGTTACCCTATCAGGTGCATAGCCTCCATCAAAATACAATGCCGCTCCTCTACTAAGAACACCTATAGCATTAGAACTAGAATCAAACAATGTAACATCGGTATCATTATCAGGATTTTTAATAAAATAATAGTTAGCTGGTCCATTGTCTAAATCATAATTAGAATTTGAATTTGCTTCAGAATATAATGTGTAGTCGCAATATCTTCCTCCGCTAATTCGTATGCCGTCGTATCCACCTTCCGTACTAACATCCCAAGTGCTGTGCATGTGACCTGTAGCACCAGTCCCTTGTTGAACATCTAATCCATAAGCTGTATGACCGTATGAACGAATACCTGCCATAAAACAGCCGTTTGTGTTATCGCCTGAATCAGGAACAATTATAAATCCATTAGTACAAGATTCTGCAAAAACATTACTCCACTTTTGACTATTGCCTGATATTAAACGTACGCCCGCAACGCCTGTTTTAACTACAACATTAAACAATGTAGCTAATTGTCCATTTGTAATACGAATTGCATCGCTTCCATTTGCAATAGTGCCTGCAACGTATATTTCTTCTATTGAAACTAACCTTGCGCCATTGATATTAACTGTTGCTACGCCTGAAAACCCAGCTGTTTGTGTAATTTGTGAGTCCCACATTCCGTTGCCAAGCAAGCGTTGCCCTCGCGTAGATAAAACTAATGGCTCTGCTACTGGGTATACGCCTTTTGGAAAATATACGGTAGATGCCCCGCTAGCTATTGCTGCTTTAACAGCCGTAGTATCATCAGTCGAGCCATCGCCTAAAGCTCCATAATCTTTAACCGATACAATATCCGCTAATTTTTGCGCTATAGTTCTATTGTAAGTTGTAATCGGAGAATATTTTGGGATTAATGTAGCCATAATAATGCCTCTTTAAGTATAGTATAAAATTGCTATAGTTAAGGTTCTAGTAGACCCAAAAGTATGCGTAAATTGTACAGTATTACCTGTTAATGTTAAAGCTGAACCTGAAAAACCAGAGTTTTGAACAGACCACAATACGGGGGCGTTATTTGCGCCATTATCCCAATAGTTTGCAAATTGTCCTGATGATCCTATGCGAGTGCCGCCAGCGTCAAAAACGGTAATAATTCCGTTTATTTTTTTACTTGCCATGTCTAAAACAGTAACTGTAGCTCCTGAAGCAGCAGAATAAGTTGTTTTAGTTGAGTATACGCCTGTAGTTCCTATAACTTTTGTTGTAGCGGTTATTGTAGACGCGCCCGCAATAGTACCCGTTACGCTTAAGTTAGTAGCACCTGGGTCTGTGGTATTACCTATTGATACACCGCTAGATGAATGAATACGCATGGCTTCAGCAGGTATTTCAGAACCATCTGGTGTAACCTTAAATACAATTCGCCCTGGCATATCATTATTGCCTGGAGTGCCATCAACATCGATCTTTATTTCTGCTGCTATTGCTAGATCAGTACCATCGTTTCCTAAGAAAAACAATGACGCAAGGTTATCACCACTTTGCACTACTGTTGGTGCTGATAATGTTCCACGGCTACGACAAGCAAAAATACCAGATCCAGCAGATGCAGTAGTATTGTTAGCCTGAACAAACCCACCGATTGCTGCACTGTCCTCATTTTTTACGCAAAACTTGCTAGTAAATGCTACACCAGCAACAACGCCAGCAGGTGCGCCATTAATACCAAAACCACCAGTGCCTTTAGGGGTTGCTAATAAATCAATATTGGTATCTGTACCATCAGCAGATAAAGCGTTATTGGTTAATGTAACGCCTGTCGTTAAATTGCTTGTTTCATAAGTTGGGCCAGATGCTGTTCCTGTGAATGTAAGATTAACGCCATTAAGGTCTGCACCACCTTCTACACGTTGCCATACTGAGCCATTGTAGGCAGCCCAATCACCAACACCCCAATTGCTAATTCCATCAAGGTTAGTTGATCCAGCAACGCTAACAACATAGTAGTCACCTTTAGTGCCAACACCAGATGCTAATGCAGGTGTATTGGTAGAGGCATTCCATGTGCCTTTGTAATTTAACGCACCGATGGCGTTGGTAATTGATGATACGGTCTTTAACATGATTAATGCCCCTTTTAAAATCCAATAAACTGAACTACGTCACCAACATTTAAGCCAGTCAAAAATGTAATAGCGTTGGTTGATTCAGTATAGTTTAGCGTTACTATTTGTTTACTACCGTTTACAAAAACGAATAAACTATTGCTACCAAAAGCATAAGAAAAACTTAAATTAAATTCAGTCTGCCCAGCCGTTGCGATAATAACCTCAGTAGCACCAGAAGGGCTAAACGCATTCCCACTCAATGATGTATATATAGTGCTACCGTTTTTATCCATAACACGGATACTATAATTTCCGCTAACATAAAATCGTGATGGCGTACCTTGATAGACAACATAGCCATTTAAAGTGCGGATGGGTTGTGCTGCAGGAATGGTTAGCAAAGAATCCCAATAGACATTAATAGGATTAGCCTGTGGATCAAGGTTAGCAGCACCAATCCAGATATAACCATTTTCTAATGGCTGACCATCGGCTTCCGAGAATATCGGATAGGGTGGATTAACAGATACTGACATTTATTTATTCTCCTGTATTGTCGCTAATGGCAATGCGTTTAGTGCATCATTAATTTGCGCCTTAGTTCTGCCTTCTTTTCTCATTTTAACAATTTGACGCACACCCGTTGCAATTGGTACAGGCAATCCTGTAAGCGCACCAGTAGCCCCAGCTTCAGCGATGGCTGCCATCAATGTGCCAGCAGTTCCAGAACTGTTTACTAATGTGCCTGGTGGCACAGTCGATACATAACGAACCGTATCATTTAGATCACGAACAATAGCTGCGTTTTGTTTACCAAGCATTACATCAAGCCTACCATTAGAATCTAATGCACGTATTGTTTGATGAAGTTTAGCAGGTGATACTAACGGATTATCATTTGAATCCATGCCCATGCCTTTTGTGGCTTCATCACGAATATATCGTACAGTCGCACCTTGTAACTCTTTAAAGGCCTGTTTTCCATCAGCACCACTTGTTAATAGAACACGCTTTAAGAAAGTAATCTCCTCTGGTGATGAGTTTAAAATAGATTTAGCAAACACTTGGTCTGCTGCTACTTGTGGATCATCCATCCCTTTACGGTTTTTTACTAGCCTAGCAACGATGGCACGATTCTCATACTTTCTAGCTTGCTGTGTTCTTAATCCTCTTGCTTTCTTATATAAATCACCAGCAAGTGGTTCTGTCTGCAAGTCAATTAATTTTTTAACAATGGTTTCATCTCTTATGCCAGCAGCATCATCAAATTTAGCTATGCCACTAATCTCACGCCTAAAGTCCTCCATCTTACCAACGGTTGCTGGTCGTGCAACTAAATTGCCATCTGCATCTTCAGTAGCAATATCAAGTTTTTTCATAATAGCACGAACAGAATCTGTGACAGCAGCAGATGGAACTGCTTTAGGTTTGCTATTTAAATAATCAATTACTGATAATTGAGTAGGTGTGCCATCAATCTCAAAATCAACACGGATGCCTGGGTCAACTTCTACACTAGCCTCTGGTGATTTTCTAGCTTGCTGATAAGCCACTCTAGTTTTAGCTTTAGCATTTGACAAGCCTTCAGAAAGTGCTTTAACAACTGAACTGCCAGTCGCAGACATATCCATAAGCTGTGCATCAGTCATCTCAGCTATTGCATCAAAGTTTTGCAACGCTTGTAGATTGTTTTCCTCGGCACGTGATCGAAGTGGCTCACCAAGTGGGCCTTTCATTTGCTCTTTTTCAAAAGCTAATTGACCAGCTTCTCTTGTTGCTGCGCCTCTAGTTAGTGTTACAGGAACAGGCAATGCCTCTGCTGTAGCAACACGCCTTTGCGCCTCTGGTGTGGCTGCAGCACCTACTGATACTCTTGGAGCTGTAGGTGTTGTTGGTTCAATGCCAAGTGTTTCACGCACTGCCATAGTTGCTGTTTTAATAGGTTGAGCCATAGCTTGCACTGGTTTAGCAATCGCTTGACCAGTTGCCCTACCTGCTTGCTGTACTGCGGCTACACCACGCTGTGCTGTGGCTTGTGTAATAGGTGCTGCTGTTCTTAATGCTTGTGTTACTGCTCTAGGTGCAGCAATCATTGGTATCACTGGTGGTAAAATTTCAGTTAATTTCTCACCAACATACTGTACTTGTTCTTGCCCAGCTTCAGTGCGAGGTGCGTATGTTAATGCTCTACCACCTGCTGCGGCAGCTTCCTCTACTGCTCTAACTGCTTGTGGTGTGCCATATTCACCAGATAAGATTTGTTTAGTTAGTTCATTACCAGTGCCAACGATAGTGCCAAACGTGCCACCAGTTGCACCTGTAAGCAATGTAAGCGCAGTTTCACCAGCACCAACGAGTTGCTCACCAAGTGTTGGCTCTTGCGGCAATGGTGCAGCCTGTTGTTGAAATGTGGTGGTTGTTTCCTCTTGCTTTGCAAGCTGATAAGCCTGTGCCACCGTATCAAATTCAGGCGTTCCACGTTTAGCAGAATTTTTTACAATCCATGCTGCGTAATCATCAGCCGTTGCCATTATCTTCCCTCTAAGATTCTATCTGCTGCTGATCTAACGTCATTAACAGCACGACTAATAGTATTTACTGGTGGAGTTGGTGCAAACTCATTAGGAATTTGTTGACCTGTTGGAGTAGCCCTTTGTGCAGGTGCTTTATAGCGTTCATTAATATCAGTAACTACTCTTTGAGTGAAGTCATTAAATGATTCATTAGGTTTTGTTGCATAATCACCAGCAATAAACGTATCTCTTGCACGTGTTAAAACACCATTGTTGTTTGCCAGCCAGTCTGTTTTGGCATTAGCGACAGATGCGTCAATGTCTTGTAATTTAGCCATACCACGTAGGAAATTAGCTAAGTCAGTAGCAGATGCAGTTTCACTTGGAAAGCCTTTTAATGCTAATGCAATATCACGATCAGTCGCTGGTCCTGGTGGTAGAGATTTAATTGCTGCTGAATTTCGCAATGCAATATATTCTTGTCTAAGTTGTGTCATGCCACCTTGAAAGCCACCAAGCCTACTTAAATAATCAGATGCACCTGAAGCTATACCATATCCACCGCCTTGAGCTGTTATTCGTTTAGCTAAATCATTAAATCTATCAGATGATTGTTTTGATGTTGCGGCAATGACAGCAGAAGTGTTAATTGCTGTACGTACATCAGCAGGTAAGTTTCTTTCTGCTGCTTTTATGTTTGCAAGTTTTTCGCTTACCGTTGCAGCAGTCGTTTGTTTATCTAATCCAAGTTTAGCTGCTCTAGTGTTAATTTCACTTTGTAAATTTTTAACATTCCATTTTTTTGTTGCAAGGTCAGATAATTCTTGTTCTACTGCAAATTGTGCTTTTACTTCTTTTTCCTTAGCAGTAGCCTCTGCCAACTTTAAATCAGCAGCAGCTTTTGCAGGTGCTGTCATAGCCTCTGCAGCAGATATTTGTGCTTTACTTCTTGCATCCTCAGCTTTAGCAACTGCTTCAGTTAATGTGCTAGGAGCTTGTTTGCTTGCTAATAGTGCATCAACTGTTTTCTTAAAGCGGTCTGGATCAATCATTGTCAATGCAGCATTAACCCCAGCTTGTGCAGAAGTTGTATCACCACGATCTATAGCATCTAAAATCTGCTGATAAACAAGT